GCAAAAAATAACCATTCTAAATCCGAAAAAGGTAGGGGCGTACGAAATCGCAGATAAGATGGTCGCTATATCTTTCTTAGATGCGTTGCAAAGGGAGTTTGACGGAGTACTGACTCCTCAGTATGAAAAAGCATCCCAATTGCTTGGTGTTCCAGTCAGTACGCTTAGGACCTGGTGGAAGAATAAAGATGTAATCCTGCGGCAAGCAGAGGTAAGTCTGGTTGCATTGCCCCAAGCAGTAGCAGTCAAGTTATCAATTTCTATTTTAGATGTAGTTGCGGCATTAGAAAGAAAAGGTTATGATTCGATGAGTGTTCGAGATCTTACGGGAATCTTTAATTCCTATGTGACGAAGCTGAGATTATTAACAAATCAATCTACGGCAAATGTAGCAAATACACATAAGATATATAATCCGTTTTGACAAAATAGAGGGTTTACGCAACACAATAGGTAGTAAGTTGCATAGATTATTATACATATTTGCCTGATATTGCAGCACTTATCCATTTTTGTCTGAAAGAAATATGCAAATTACTGTGATTTACGCAACATAATGAGAAATATTAGCAAAGAATAAATCACAAATATCTATTAGAATATAATTCAATATCGACATCAAATCACACAAATATTCATCAAATAACCAGAATTAATCAAAAACATCAAGCCAACCTTTGGGAGCGACCCCCTAATATTATATACCCACACAGGTGGCGGAATTTTTATAAAAAAACACCATTTGAAAAAAAAGAACGTAAATACTAAATTAGGTGTTGACGTAGAATAGTAAATTTTTAAAAATTAGATAGGTTTATTACGCAGAGTGTGAAAGAGGTAGAAGTTGATAGAACCAACAGCGAAACAGAAACTGTTGATCAGCGTTACTGGTGACATTGCTAATACTATCGTTTATGGTGGTGCTAGGGGTGGCGGCAAGACGTTTGGAGTATCGGGCATAAAGAGTGTTCTCGAAGTTGTTGAGAAATATACTGAATATGAGATACGCAAGGACAGGATTGATGTGACTGGATTTCGTGATGCAGTTGACTCAGTTACCGGTAAAAAGACCTATTTTAAATATTGTTTGGATTATCCGGACTATATTATCTGCATTGTGCGTAGAACAGAATCGCAATTACTAGCGAATACGAAAGTAGAGACTGATAGGATATTTCCTCATTTTGGTGGAAAATGGCATTCTAACATTTCTGGAATGAAGTGTGCAGGTTACGTTTTTCCATCTGGGGCAAAAGTTTTATTTCGACCTGTTAATAAGAAAGAACATCTTGATTTTTTTAGGGGACCATCGTTTGCGAAGCTTATTATTGAAGAATTGACACAATTTGATAAGGATTGGGTTGATGAAATGGAAACTGCGGTACGTGGAAACTTTGCGAATGGAAAAATCATTCCTCAAAAGATATATACAACAAATCCTGGTGGGCGTGGACATAGTTGGGTTCGAAAAAAGTATATTAAGACTTGCCATCCTGTGACAGACGGCGATCCTATCTATTATCCTGAATATGATTTAACTTATCAACCAACAACTGCCGGAAAAGTGTATGTGACTAAGGCGAAGAATAGATATCTGTTTTTACCTTCTTTGGTTTTTGACAATCCATATTTATCGGAATTTGACAAAGATTATGTGCGAAACTTGATTGATAAGCCAGACCATATCAAGAGAATGTATTTATTTGGGGATTGGGATGTATTTGTTGGACAATTCTTTGATATGTGGGATGAGAAGATACACGTTGGTAATCAGATGAAATTTTTTGGAGCTATCAACAATTCTGATCTTGAAAAGAAAATGAGAGAGTTTAATTGGAATGATTATAGACTTTATTTGAGTAATGACTATGGATATTCCAAAACTTCGGCATGGGCGTGTGGTGCGTATGCTGAACACCGATATACTGGACATATTGTAAAATTTGACGAGATAGTAGAGAATAATATGACTATCAATGAGCAAGCGAGCTACACAGTGGACTATTTCATGAAGACCTATAATATTAGTCCAAATGATTGGGAACTCGTGATAGGCGACCCTAATTCTTACTTTAAACGACATGACAAGGGAATGAACTTTTATACTTTTGCTGATGTTTATCAAGAACATGGCTTGTATATGGACAAAGGAATCAACGATAGGGAAGCAGGTGCTATGTGTGTGGCTGACTCTTTAAAACCTGATAAGAACGGAAATGTGCGACTAACCTTTCTTGATAATTGTGTTCAAAATATTGAGAGCTTTCCTAACCTTCCTTGCGATGATAAAGACCCGAATAAGGTATCTAAACACGTATTTGATCACCCTTATGATGAGACAAGATATTTGCTTATGGTGTTGATTTATGGAGTTGATGAAAAGCCTAAAATTGATAAGAAAATGGGATTGAAAGATAGAATGTTGCGAAAACTAAAAGGATTGATAGGCACTTATCAGGGAAAACCTAAGACCAATAGTTGGAGAGCTGCGTGAAAAATTATTCTACTTCTCATTTGAGTATGACAAACAAAAGAGAAAACAAGATTATAAACGAGATACAATCTCGTTGTACGGAACAGGACGAGATACAATCTCTTTGTACAGGAAATAAAGAGGTTGGGATATGAATTATAAAGGGAGTTTGATTTATACTAAGAAAGCAGGACATGAAGAACGTAAAGAGACTGTGAATGAAGTATTGACTGTGCGAGAACAGAGTATATCTGATTGGAAAACAAGTCGAGATCGAACACGAGAAGTGAGAAGATATATTAATCATGACCCATATAGTGATGCTGAAAAAACAAGTGCAAATGCTAACAATAAGCCATTGATGAGATATGCTGTAGTTATAAGCAAGATTACTACTGTTGTTGGTAATGAGAGTGGTAATAGGCGAGAAGTTACTTTTAATGCTGATAGTTGGGAGCATGAAAATGAGATAGCATTATTGAAGAAAAATTTTGATTTTTTGCAAAAAAGGGAAAAACTTGAAGACCTGCTATTATCTCAACTAACTGATGGACTACTTTATCCTACTGGTGGGTGGATTCGAAGATATATTGAGAGTGACAAGAAGGGATATCTTACTTATAAATGGCGAAGATGGGACACACTTGATGTACATCCTGATGGAAAGATGAAAATGAATGATCTTTCTGATTGCCGATTTATAGTTTGGGATGACTGGATGAGTTGGGATGAGATTAGATTTTTGGCTAGTAAATCATCATTTACGGAATTGAACCAAGATTGGTGGAAACAGCTTGAGAGTTGGTATGATCCTACTGTAGAAAATACTACGGAATATAAAGATGGAGACAGATATTTAGTTTGTCAACAAGAAGAAATAAGGGAAACTCCTGTAACGGTAGTGATGATGGAAGGATCATTTTTGACTGTTACTGACAAGGAACTTGGAAAATTAGCAAAGGGAAGTTATCAGGTAATAAGAGAAATCAGTGAGAAGCGAGTATTTATCACTACTATTGTACCTGGTGCAAATCTTGTTATTGAAAAGACTGAATATGCTTTACCTGTGACTAGGTTGAGTGGCTTTGTTTGTTTCAGCTATAACTTTCATATTCAGAAAACAAAACAGGCAAGTTTAGCATATTTGATGCTTGATGTTCAGGATCGTATCAACAAAGGTAAGTCTCAGGAAGTTGATTATATTACACAACAATTATCTAATGTTTGGCACGTGGACAAAAAGGAAACAGAAGCTATCAAACAACTACAAGTATCGGCAGGAGAACCAACCAGTGTAGTACCATACAAAAATATAAACAATAGAGCTGTAAGAGATAGTGGCTCGGTGAACTCTGCTAGTATATCAACAATTCAAAATGGAGTCATGGGTGATCTTAATTTCTTGCAGGAAGTATCTAATATAACTGCTGCAATGGAAGGAAAGAAGGGAAATTCGGCTGAATCTGGTGTGCTTTATGATAGTAAAGTAAGTCAGGGATTGCGAGCTACCAATATTTATTATGAAGCTAAAGCAAGGGTAGCTGAAGAGATTGCATCTGATTATTTGCAAACAGTACCATTTGTATATTTTGAAGATGATAGAGTTATTGAGACTTCTGCTGAATATCATGGTGGGCTTGGTTATGAGATTGTGAATTTGAAATATGATGAAGAAAATATAAAGAATAATATTAGACAAGCTGTTGGTTACGCCGAACTAGATGCATCGGCAAGCACCCCGAACCGGCTAGAGGAAGTATTTAATCAGAATATGGTTTTTGTCCGTACTCTCCTGGACGCCGGTTATCCACCAGAGCAAATTGATTGGAGTTTGCTAGTGAAACATAGTACTCTTAAAGATAAGCAATTGTGGATAGATATGATGAGTAAGGGTCAGCGAATTATGCAAAACAAGGTAGTTGAGAACGAAACGAATGATAAGATGGCACAGATGATGGATATTGAACAGAGGACAAACCAAAGTGCCAAAGCGTAACGAGATACAATCTCGGTGTACAGAACAGAAAAAAGATAAAGGGGTGTGACAAATGTTTGAAGAAGAAAATGAATTTGAAGAAAATGAAGTAGCAGGAGATTTTGAGAATAACGAACCCGGAGATAGTACAGACTCGTTCGCAGATGACGAAGGACAATCTGGAAATAATGCTTCGGAACAATCGGGATTACCTGAAAAATTTACTGAGACTTTACTAGGTAAAGGTGTTGATGATCTTCATAAGATGCTTTATGAACAAACACAGCACATATCGAAGTTGCAGAATAATAATGTGGTCGTTGATGAAGGCAAAAGGATTCAACAAAGTAGAAGTAAAACTGAAAAAAACATTTCTAATATCGATGGAAAACTAAGTGATCTTGATCCAATACTTGATAGTGCTGCGTATGAGAAGCTATCTAGCCAGAAGATTAAGCAGGAAGTTAAGCTGAAGCAACTGGATCAATCTGAACGAACCTATGAGGTTGAAAAGGCTGTTAAATCTAGTTTGGATAAGAATTTCAATGATGAATTTGTTGTAAAGAGCAAAGCTGAGATACTTAAAAGAACAGGGCTTGATCTCTCTCAAATTGAGATGGATAATATTGTTGCTCATGCACACAAATCGAGTGATAGCGGAAAACTAACTGCAACTGATATCGAGATTGGCTTGATGAAGCATGTGGGAGCAGAAAACTACAAAAAGGCAATATCGGCACAGGCTGAACAGAAGTTTCGTGATGATCTTGGTAATGCAGGACGAATGGATATGGGAGCTTTGGGTAACAAGGTCTCATTTTCTAATAAAAAGTCTTGGAGTGATAAATCCGCTAATGAGAAAGCAAGGGCTGTAGGTAAAATGTCTAACAAAGAATTTAGAAAGCAGTATTATTTAGATAATGGAGTTTATCCTGAAGCAGATATGTAGATATAACGAGATACAATCTCGTTGTACAGAAATTTAATACAAAATTAGAGGAGAAGTATTATGGCAGAAGCCGCAGTACAAAACATAGGAACATCTATAAGATTTCCTTATATTGATGCGAATATTGATCGCATGATTGACAGTTCATTACTCTTTGCCCCCTGGATAGGCGATATCGAATATTCATTGGAAAAGCAGAGTAATGGCGAAATGAAATTTGTACCAACTCGCATACCAAATAGCATTGTTTCGAGAATAAAGGGATTTGGTGGAGATGGTGGAGATACAGTTCAAGTTCCGTTACTTTTGGATCTTGAAGGACCTTTGCTGATGGGTGATCATTATTATCCTAGCACAGGAGAAGAATTACGTTGGGAGTATAAACGTTGTTATGTGAATACAATAGCAAAAACGGTAGTCACTAAAAAGGGAAGTATGGATGATTTGCGTAAGGCTGATTTTGAAAAAGATTATAACCTTGCTAAACCTGCTCTTGTGGACAAATTTCGAAAGGGTAAAAATGGATTGTTCTTTGCTGCTATATATGAAGGACATTCAAGCAATATTACTGCCGGACTTGATATTGCACCTAATGGAATTGGAGCAAAGAAGATTTTGCATCCAAATATGTACATGAACAATGCTGATGCAGTTGTTACTATTGGTGCAGTTGGTAAAAATAAGAAAGTGTCTGAAATGACAACTGCTATCAATGCTAATTATGATGATCTTGATCAAATCTCTGTTGATTTTTTGACAGCAATGGCAACTAAATTGGAAGACTTGAATGTGCCTCAAAGTGCAACTTACAAAGGAGTATCTTATTGGTTGGCAGGACTGAACAGAGCATTGTTGGCTACATTGAAGAAAGAAGAGGTATTCCGTAAAGCCTATGAACAAGCATTTATGGGCAAGGAATATGATAATCCAATGAACAAACAAAAGGTATTTATTTGGGAAGAATTTATGTTCCTTATTGATAACCGATTGGTAAGAAGTTGGGATAATACAGCCGGAGTACTTAGTTTTGAAGGTGTAAACGGATATGAAAAGCCACCTACCTATGCAACTAGCAAGGAAAATTATGGTATTCCTATTCTTGCAAAAAATGCACTGGGGTATGGCGATCCTGTGCCATATCAAACAAGAGTTGGTATGGACAACTTTGATCTTAATGCTGAGATGTTGGCATTGAATATAACGGGTGTGACAAGAAATGACCATGTAGCTGAAGCAGATTTGGAAACATTCTATTCTGTGAAAAATGCTACAACTTCAACATTGGACGAGATTGTTGCTGTTACTAATCAAAGTTCTGCAATCTTTATGGTTGGAACAGGTGTAGTTTCATAAGAGACTAGGGAGATATTAGATGAATGGAAGCGGATATCAAGTAGTTAAGAACAAACGAAAAGATGTGAAAATAGTTACTGATGACTATTCTTTTAAAGAGCATTTGGATGAAGGAATAACATATAGTAATAAAGGTGCAACAGGAACTGTAGAAGTAGTATTACCTGATGCAATAGTTGGTAGAGAAATTGGACTATTGGTTGAGACAGCAGCAAGATTTATTGTTGTCTCTCGTGCAGCGTCATTGTTGCCAACTGATGCCAATGATGGAAAAACCTTAGCAGCAGGTAGTACATTATCGGCGGAGTATGTGGGATCAAATTTGAGACTTGGATGTGTAGTTGCTAATTCGTGGATGGTTATTGACATGAATGGTGGTTGGACTGATGACGAAACATAAACAAATTGGGGGCGAAAGCTCCCTTTTTTCTTTAAACTTGGGGGATGAACAGAACGAGATACAATCTCGTTGTACAAATATAACAAATATGACAAACTTTTATGAATGGGGTGTAAAATGATTTGGAATGAAAGATTGATAAAAAACAAAAAGACAGCGGTATTTTTGAAACATATATTTTTACATAAGTGTCAATGCGTGCTTAAACGAGAAGAATATATGATAATACGACCTAATGACCCTGCTGCAAGATTGATATATTTTAATTTTAATAGAAACAAAATTATGGTTGATAAGGATATTGGACAATATCTTGTTGATAAGTACGATGGGAAAATATATGTAGTTGATGATACAGGCGAAACTACAAAAATCAAAGACGATTTGGATGATATGCAACGTAATAGCCTTGCAACTTTGCTGAAGGAACATTATGTTTTGGCTGAAACAAAAAACATATTTGAAGATAGAGTATATACCGGAACTGCGGAAGTTATACGAGAAAGAATAAGAGATTTGCGATTAAAAGGTGTGGTTGTGGAAACTGGTGAAGATGGAGAAGAAGATGAGGGGTAGGGTATGACTGAAATTGAGATAATGACATTGGTATTGGATGAGATAGATATACAAGATCGATCTAAGATTGAGCGAGCCATCACATCGACATTGGAGCGAGTGAACACACAATTTGACGGATTGCGTGAATTTATTGCGGTTATGGAAGATGGAAGTATGGCTTCTGGATATAGTTATGCTGATAATATTTTGAGCTATCCATCTACAATTGTGAAGAGTCTGATGAATGTATTTGTTGATAATGTGAAAATACCTATAAGGACTTTTGATGAGATCAAGGCAGGGAATGTAGTAGGCTATTGTGTAATTTCTCCTAATGAAATAGAATTTTGGGAAGCTGTGACAACTGACATGACTTTGGATTGTTTGATTGCTATACCTGATATTGGAAATTTACCAAGTGAATATAATAACGGATTTGTGAGTGGAGTTTTGAGTAAATTGAATAGAAGACCGGAAATCAATAATGAGGATATGTTTAAATATCATGAAGGGATTTTTATTGATATGTTGAGTAAACTTGATAATATCGAATCGGCTAGATATGTTTTTGAGAAGCAATTGCCTACTTATTTTACAAGATGAAAAACCAGAGATAACGAGATACAATCTCGTTGTACAAAGAGGGAATGATGAAATATTCGGAAGCGATTGATCAGATTTTGGAAAGAGTAGATGTAGAGCTTGATGATGCAGGTGGTGGAATGGTACATGAGGTTTTTCGCAGTACAGTGAATGACCTAATACGGCTAGGTAAGGTAAGTCAAAATGATGTATTCGGTTTGGTATCTAAGAGTGCTAAACAAACTTTTTCATCAAGTGTACCATTGAGTTTGCCGTTTTCGAGCCTTGATGCTAATGATTTATGTTCATTGGTTTTGGGGATTTACTCTGATATTGGTTATACCAAACCTTGTTACTTGAATGAAATCAAGATTTCGGAGATACATAAATATATTGGAACTACTCTTTTATCAACGACATCGGGATATGGGATATTTTATCCTATTGGCAGAACATTATATTTTTATCCTGAAGACAATCTGATTGGACATGAGTATTGGGTGCATTATATTAACAAGATGCCTACTTATGGTGGAGCGACCGGAAGTACTGTTGGAAAATGGTATGATGATACTGATATTGAAACTTATATGAGCTATACATTTATACTTGAAGCTATTGAACTTACTGCAAAGAAATATATTGAGATAGTGGGTGAGTAGTAAATGAGACAGAACAAGATACAGCTCGTTGTACAAGAGAGAATATAATATGAAAGTTGAAAAGATTAGATTGGTTACACCTCAAGGATTGGGTTGTGGAAATTCTGAAAATTTGCCTGACAATCTTTGTGCAAGCATGACCGACTTATTTTATACTCAAGAAGGGAATATTGCGACTGTTGATACTATTGGAACATCTTTGGATTTGGATCATGATATCGGGTTTGGTAATGCTAGACAGGTCTTTGTATGGCGACCTGTTATCTTGCCTGTGGGAAGTGAGAAAGATTATTTGTTGATAGTGTATGATAAAACTAAAAAACTATGGGTACTTCAGGCTGAAGAAGATAGTTCTGGTGGGTATGATTGGAAGAGTGTGTATAAAGTTAATTCAACTTCGACTGCGATATTTGATGATGTGGAATCGAGCATTGAGCTGATAGATACTGCGAACGGAGTAAACTTTGTTGATGGAAAAGGCAATAATATTGTAAGATATATTAATATAAATAATGATCAAGATTTATATTTTGGAGAGATAGGAATCCCTGAACCGTTGCGACTAGGTAAGTTTGGGTATAGTAATAATGAATATGAAATTGTTGAGAATGACTCGATTGATAGTGGAATGAATGTTCAAGCGGGAAGCATTGTCTATTATGTTTACACAATGGTTGATAAGTTTGGGGGCGAGAGTAATCCTTCTCCTGTTTTTTATAATGAAGATATGCAGAGCCATTATTTAGATGGTGAAACAGGTGCTAGTATTAAAGTATTACAACGGTTATTAATAAAAAATTTACAAGGTTTGTGGACAGATGACAATGACTATGCTAATCTGAAAGAAATTGTTGATTATTTTAATCTATATAGAGCCACAATCCCATATACTGAAGGGAATGTACCTAGAACTAATTTTGAATTTATTAAAAGATATTTCATAACAAATAAAGATGGTGATAATATTATTACGGATAGTAAAGAAAGTAGTGGAACATTGGTTAGTTATGAGAATGATCTAAGTTGTTCGGCTGATTTGATAAAAGAGACTGGTAGTGTGGTATTTTTGGGAAATACTGAGACTAAGATAAAGTTGAGTAATCTATTTGATCATATTTGGAAAGTAGTTATTGATAATGGCAATAGCCGATATTATGCAGGTGGAGTTTGGCATTTTAGAATTGATTACAGTAATTTTAAGGGAAGTGACGGAAATCCGGTAATTAATTTTGATACGAGTGGGGTCAGTACCGGTAACACGATAACTACAAATGATAGTGAGATTGATATTAGATATTTGGATTTTTTGCGAATATATGATGATGATTTAACAACACTTATTCCTGTGAATTATGTTTATGATAAGGCAAATACCTATATGGATATTTGGATAAAACTACCTTATGTTGCGGCATCTATGGAGAAAACATTTTATTTTTGTTATAGTAGCTGTGATACAATTACAAGTACCGGAATTGAGGAAGCATTTCGACAGAGCTTTGAGTATGGAGAATTTTGTAATATACAAAGTGGGACTGAATGGGCTAATCAGGCTGTTTTTCATTTGAATGGAGTGAGGAGTAGAGACGAAAGTGTGATGATAGAAAGCAATTTTACCTTAGAAAATCCACGAGTTAGCAGAATAAGGAATCTGTCAGACTTAAATTATCCTACTACAGGGCAGGCAGGACATTATAGATATATAAATTTCGAAAAATATTTTAATAATTCAATAATGAATACAAGAATATTTCCTTCTAATGATTATGAATACCCTGGAATGATGGATGAATACGAATATAAATCAGTAAATGTATTTCCTCTGAAAGGATATGTCGCAATGTTTTTAATAGTTAGGGTTACAACTATTCTGAAGAAAAGTTTGTGCAAAGTATGGGATTCTACTTCAGGAATAGATAAAATTTTTGAATTAACTATTGATCACATTGATAGTGGTAATATTACTATTTTTATACAAGGAAGAAGCGGAAGTGAACCGTATTATGGGTTGGCAACTCGAACGCTTACCCCACGTGGAGATGGGAGTGTTATCTTTGGCATGGTCTACAGTTGGGATTGTACTGAGTCTAATATCGCTGATTGGGAAGGTAGTATTCATCTTATCGATTTAAATGATCCTTCTGCTGGAATTTATAGTAATAATAATAATTGTGAAATACCGTCTGATAGTAGCGATGATTGGGAAGGTTCATACTCTGTCATGGCAAGCGAGAACGAATGTGCAATTCAAACTATACATGTAA